CTACATAACCATATTGATTATATAATGTATTAGTAGTAACTCCACTCCCACTAGGGAGAAATTTATAATTATAATAATAACTTAAACCACTACTGAAAAATAATGTATTATTATTTAATGATCCTGATACATAAGGATAATTATCATTGGATACATATGGTATATTACTTATTTGATATGAATCTAGTTCACTATATAAAGTTCCGATTCCGTTTTCAGAATAATAAGGATATATAGATGATGTAAAATTTGGAGTTGAAAAACCTGAAGCTATTAATTCAAATCCTATTTTATCTCCAGGATTAAATGAATTATAATCTGTTAATAAATTAAATTCTAAATTTTCTTCTAATGAATATTCAGGAAGAGTAAATATTTCTTTACCAAATTGAGGTAATAAAAATACACCATCACAATTTTGGGTTAGTATACTATCATAATATGATTTTTTAATATAGTATGTTTTAGAATTAATTAAATCACAATCAGATGTTACATTACTTGCTATTTCTACTTTATATAAATAAGTACCTCCAGGTATTATATCTACTCTTTGATTAAGTTCATCATATATATTAACAATACCCATAGTAACAATTCTATCTTCTGTTTTTCGGGCATAATTAAAAGAATATGTAGAATTATTTAATTTTTTACTATTATACCCAGAATTAATTATTTGGGTTTGGGATGCTAATAATGATGATCCTATTTTTTTTATATTAAAGGTAAAAGAACCGGATTGATTAGTAGATTTAAATTTAACATTTAAATTAAATTTAGCAACAAATCTTTGATTATTTTTTTCTTGAATACTATATGTGGGGAATGTATTAGGTCCATTAATACCAAAATAATTATTACCTAAACTATAATCACTATCAGGTTTATCTACAAAGGCATCAAATAATCCAAAAACATTTCCGTTAACTATTTTATAAGTTGTTGAATTACTACCACTTAGTAAGCCTCCAACGGTATTAATTTTAAACTGTCTAGATTTACCTTCCCCAATAAAATTAAAATATAAAGAAGAATCATTATTACTTGAAAAATATAAAGATGGATAATATTCATACCCACTATTAAATATAGTCTTATTACCTTCTATTATACGTTGATCTGAGTATTTTTGGTTGTCAAATAGACTTACAACTGCTGTATCTCCTAATTTAAAGGTGTTTTGAATTTCAAATAAATTATAATTTTTCTTACTTAACTCAGTTAAATTACCTTTCTCATCCACTAAGTAAGTTAATGAGAAGTTATTACGTTTAGGATTAGTAAGAAATTTATTAGATTGAACTTGAGTGAATACTCCTATTTTTCTAGTATTGTGATCAATAACAGATGTTTTACCAAATGAATTATCACCTTCAGTAAAAATATTATATTTTAAACTTGATAATTTAGTTCCATCATAGCGAGAATTTAAATGTCCTCTTAAAGATAAATTACTATCTTGTAATTCAACAGAAGATGAAACATCACCAGCAGCTAAATATACTTTTCCATTTATGTCTTCGTATTTTTTTTCCAATTTATATCTTTTATCAGATAATATACTAGAAGAAACATTATTTAAAGTAACATTAAAATCAGTATGATTAAAATCATCAATATTAATATCAGAAGAAGGGTGTAGAAAAATATTAGGATTTGAATTTTCAAAATAATCATTTACATCTATATATGTTCCTTCAATCTCTCCATTATAGAAAGAAGATTTAGTACCTCCTAACTTATCATAATAATAATCAATATCTTCAGAAATTGTAGGTGTATTATATTCAATATCTAAAATATTTTCATTTGTTATTTTTGGTTTATATTGAGGAATTTTATTTCTTTCCAAAATTGGAGATTTAATAGTTATTCCCGTTAATAGATTAGTCCTAGCAGGAACAAAATCTTTTAACATCTTAAATAAACTATTATCAAAAATCTTAATAAGTTCAATAAAACCTTTATAATCTAAAGGTTGAGCACCACCAGAAATAGCTGAACTAGCTGAAATAAAATAATTATTTTGATTTATTAAATCGTTATATGATGAAGATTCGATTAATCCCGGGTCTCCTATGTAGCTATCAATATTGAATGTAGGGTTCAGCGATGATATCGATGATGATATTCTCGCGTTTAATTCGTTTTGAGGACTAAAAGAAACATCAACAAAATGTAAATCCATTGATGTAAATTTTGAAGAAGCAGTTGGTTGATTTTGAATTGAAATATAAGGAGATAAAACATTACTTGAAACAGTAATATTGGGGATATTTATTTTATTATTATCATAAACATCAATATGATTAGATTTAGTATTTCCCCCTACTTCTCTTGGTCGTAATATACTCCCAGTAATACCAAAGACATTAATTAAATTTTGTAAACCAACAGATGTACCTTTTTGTTTATTTAATAAAATTAAATTATGGTATATTCTTTTATATGTTTCAGATAATATATCTTTTTTAGGTATGTTATTTAAATAAGAACTACTCGATGTAAAATCATTATTAAAAACTGTACTTCCTTTATTTAACCCATTTACATAATTATCAAAATCATCTCCGCCTTTAGAATTATATAATTTAACTCCTAAAGATTGTAAAGCATCATAAATTAAATCTTTAGAAACACCTTTTTCTAAATTATTATCACCATTATATAATTCATTAATTGATGTTATATAAGTCCATATATTATCAAAATAATGTCCTATCATATCTATGAAAATAAAATATGGTTGGTAATTATCAAGATCATTTTTAATATATTCAGGTATTGAATAGTAAAGTCTATCTACATTATGGTCATCATATTCAGAAGCTAAAATAGATGAAGTAATATACCAGTTATTAACAACCGATGATGTTGTAGATGATAATGAATATGGCTTTATATTTGATGATTTAGGCCAAGCATATGATGAAGATTCAAAATATAAGTATCTTTCATACCCATCAAAATTAGTAATTATATCATTTATTTTAGACTGCCATATTGGGTATTTTTCAATTTTTAAAGAAGAAGAATAAGTAGTAGAAGATGAAATATTATAATACTGTTCAATATTTTTTACTTTACTATAAAATATTTCTAATCTTTTCTGAGCTGAACTAAAATGTATGAAATTATCAAATGATGTATAATCTATATTCAAATCATAAGAATTATCATTTAAATAATTAATAATATTATGGTATGAGGAACCAGTTAGTGATGAAATTATTGATGAATAAGTTTCATATCCTGTTTCTATAGGGGATTGTAAATCAATATCTACATGAAAATTAGGGCCTTTTAATTTAGGAGAAGATTCAGGAATTGAAAATAGATTTAAATCAATATCAAACGTATAGGGTTCAATAATTTCTTCAGATAACCATAATGTAGTTCGTTCATTTATTTCATCAGATAAAGGTCTATATAATTTTAATATTACTGATTGAATATTATTTTTGGTATCAATAGCTATATTAATTACAGGAATTTGAATATCAGGATTTATACTAAGTATTAAATAATTCTGATATGGTGTATTCTGAAATAACTGTATTATATTGTTTGCTTCTATAAAAAAATCTGAAAGATTTAGATTTATTGAATCTATTTTTATTTCAGTTCTATCACTAGATATTTCACTAATATATAAATCATCAATAAATGAACTAAATTTTCTTCTAAAAAAAGTATATTGAGTTTTATAGAAACCATTATTATATCCAAAATCATATATATCTTGAATTGGATCTATCTCTATAGCGGATAATGTAGATTCTGAAGAGTAATATGAATTTTTAGCTAATTTAAAATTTTTATAATTTAAATTATAATCTAATAAATTATCATATGAATCATATAAGAATAATTCTATGTAATCTGTTTTATAATTAAAATTTTCAACTATTTTACTTTCTCTTAATAAAGATGTATCATCTACATCAAATCTAGAGATTCGCTTAATAGTTTCAATATTTCCTACAATTTTTACTTCAGCCATTATCTCGTTAATTCTAAAATGGTATTACTATTATCTAATAATTCTCTTCTTAATCTTGTAATCTCATCTAATAAAGCTTGAAAATCTGAATCATCTTGGATTCTTACTCCTATATATTCTGCTTCTTTAGTTAATATATATTTATGAGATTCTATATTCCCTTCTCGGGGTATGAATTCAAATATCTGTTCATATAATCTAAAAAAATCAGATATAGTAAAAGAAGTTTCATCTGTATTTTGATTAAAATAATTAAAATTACTATCTACTAGTCTTTTAAAATTCTCTTTCAAATATACTGTTTTATCTAAATTTATTCTTTCAGCCATTATCTAATGATTTTAAAATGATTATTATCTTCAAAAACAATAACATTATCATTTATGATAGATTTAATTAATATTTTATAATATCTTTCAGGTTCTAATCCACTCATATATAGATCAAAATAATTACCTGAGGAATCGGATGATATTTTAGTATATGTAGTATCAAAATCAATTACAAACTCATCAGTTTTTATATCTTTGACGGCATAATATGATGATGGTGGTAATATTTTATTATTCTTATATAATGATGTTATTTGAAATACTCTAGTAGGGTATTTATCTCTAACATTTACTCTAAATCTATTTACTGAATCTTCTTGGAATTCTCCTTTATTATTACTTACAGTAATAACTATACTATCATTATTTACTTGTTGGAGTGAACCTGTAGAATATAAAAAGTCATTCCATCTAAATTCTAAACATGGAGGGTAAATTGTGTGGGTATCAATAGAAAAATATTTAGTTTCAAATGGTTGACTTGTAGTAAATTCTAAAGAATTTGAATGTTTTATAATAAATCCATCATTATAATAACTAGAACTAATAATATTAGTTACATCCAATTCAATATCTTGATTAGAATTATAATTAAAAGATTGTGTTGATATTAAATTATTACTTTTATACCAACTTCCTCCTCCTACATTATTATATGAACTTGTAGATTCACCACTTGATGCTGTAAATATACTTCCTGTATTTTCAAATCTCCATTTCCAACTAACACCATTAGTAGTAGCGGGTATATTAGAAGTTCGACCAGTTCCCATATTCCAAGAACCAGAAATAGGATGACAATATATTGTATAATCTAAAGGAATATTAGATGAATTAGCTAAGTATAATTTTAGATATGTTTTATAACTAGAAGATTGGATTTTTTGGGTTAAAATATTTTGTATTTCTAAATTATCAAAAGCTATAAGTATACGAGATACTTCTCCTTTATCTTCTATAGAATTATAGATACTCAAATCTAATATTTCATCTATTCCTGCATTTTTTTCAGGATAGTAAGAATATATAGATGCGTCTTTACTAGGAAATGATTTATATATGGCCATTTTTAATATATTATTACTCTACCTTTAATATCAACATCAGGATAACGAACTTCAAATATACTAGGATCTAATGAGGGATAAATTATTCCTTTTTTAGTAGCTCCTACTATATCATAACCATAAGGAGAATAACTACCACCTTGTTTATTTACTATTTCTAATTGAGGTATACTACGTACCCCCGGAATTCTAAGAAGAAAAGCCTGTATATCTGAAAGAATAATAGGTTGATTTATCTGCCAGGCTTCTATATTAAAATATTCTTTTAATTTTATTAAACAAGAAGATAATAATTCTTTACTATTATAACTAGGTTCAATATTTACTTCAAAATTAAGACCAACGTTAATGTAAAAAGCGTCTTTTATATTAATAGCATCAGTAATCATACGATACTGATTTAGATATTTTCTTAAATTATCTTTTAATGTTGAATTGGTTGAAATTATATTTTTATTTGAATTATACCCTAAAACATATAAATCTAAACTTAATGGATTATTTGATACTAGATTACCAAATGAATTATAAGTTTCTTGAGTTATATAAGCTTTAGCAATAGTACCATATTTAGAAGGCATATTCAAACTTCTTAAAATATAGTCTTCTTTAGTAACTGTTCTATTTTGAGCTGAGTAAGCATTTAATGAATTTAATCTTATTTCTTCAATAGTATCACCACCTCTCCCACCAATAGCAGGTGTTGGGTTATTACAAGCAATACTACTTAATACACTTCCTGTAAGATTTGATAGATTATTATATTTAAATGATATAAGTGAATTACTTATTGTTGTTAATGAATTAGCAGGAACATTAGATGATAAACCACCTCCTACTAAATACTGTACAGTTAATGTTGTATTTTGGGGGACTAAACCATAGGTTCGGGTAAATAAAGATGATACTTTATTATAATCATCTATATTATCTTTAATACTAGGCATTAAACCATTATTAATATTTTCAGGAGTTGGAAGAATAGTTGTATCTGATGTGTTAGAAGACATACCAGAACCAAATTGTATTTCTAATTTATTATCTGGTTTAACTCGAGTAACAAATCTTCTAGGTACTCGTTGAAAATTAAGTAAATAATTTATACCATCACTACCTGATGTTATGTTTAGTGATGATGAAGGAATTACATCTTGAGCTAAATAAGGAACTTCATACCATGAATTACCATCACTATCTTTTACATTTAATATCTGTAATATATTTCCATCATTAATTACTATAGAATCAAACTTTTTAGGTGAACCAAATGTAAAATTAGTAGTTTTAATTGTAGCGGATACCGCAGATATACTAGTTTTTAATTGAAATCTATTATCATCAATATATGATATATCAACAGATGAAGTATTAGAAAAATCAGCATCTTTAGTTGTTATAAAAGTTTGACCATCTAATCCACTAGTAATAACTGTATTTTCACCTACTAGTAATGAATAACTAAGATCAGGTTTTATATTACTACCACTTATTATACTAGGAACTATTTGATATAAATCAACATCAACACTAGAAGCATAAGATACTTTAGGACGGTACCCAAAAGAATAAGCTAAATTATATAAACTTTCTTTTTCTTTAGCTAAATTTAAGAAATTTTCTTGAACTTGAGAATCAATATAAAATGAAGATACATCACCTACATAGGCTGCCATTTCAATAAACATATTTCCAGGAGAGGCTTCTGAAAAATCATTATAAGTATTAGGAAAATATGTTTTAGAAAATTCCTGTAGTGATGTTTTAAAATCACTAAAGGTTTTATTTATGTATTTTATTGATTTATCCTCAGTCATTATTGTAATTGAATTATAATATTATCTTGTTGTCCTGATATATTTAATTTATATTGAGTTTCTATATATATT